CTTCCAAATGAAACAGAAATTTGAGTGTTAGTACGTTCTTTCATTTTAGTCCTCCTTATTTGATAATATCAGATGGGAAAGAAGGCAATTGCCTTCTCTCCTGTTTTGTTAACATTATATTAGGATCAAGAATACCATTCTGATGTAAACAATCATGAGAAATTGTCATTGTTGATGCATTCTCCTGAGCCCAAAAATTATATTCATTGAGAATTTGATGGCAGATCTTAAATTGAGTATTTCCACCTGCAGTATTATGATAATACTTTCTCATAGATGTTCTACCCATTTCAACTTTCATCCACTGTTCAAAATGTTTCTTCTTACCATTGAGACCATTTGTGGTTCCACCTTCAACCTTTCCTGCATTATCAAGAAAAACGAAAAGTGTTGTTAAACCATGAACCATACTATCTTCTATATTAAGAAGAGGACTTTCTTCAGTACCCCAGTTATCACGCATAAATGATACTGCTCTAACAATATATGATGAAAAATCTTCACCAAATTGTGCTATGCATTTGATCATTCTTGCACCACTTCCAGGAACGATAGTTCCATCAGATGTACCAATACCATCAAGATTCAAATTACATGCTTTAAGAATGCTTTCAAATGTTTGTGCATAATTCTCACCAAGAAAAATATCAACACGAATAATATCCAATGTAGATAATTTTTTTTGTTGAGTATTAAGTGCTTTATAAAGTCTTGCTTCTGCTTCCTCAACTTCCTCTATAGTAGCATCAGGTGAATGATGCAACTCTAAAGTATCGTGTTCATGGTTACACTCACCAAATATATCCATTAAGGCAGTGTGTTGTCCATCAACAAGAATTATATGACCTCCAAGACGTTCAGGTCTAACAGAGACAATAACAACTGTGGCAAGTTCTGGATCAAACTGACCATATTTAATTATTTGATTACCGCTAATATCCCTTTGCCACTTCTTTTTTATTACAAACTCAAAGGCCTTTCTTCTGCCTCTCTTTAATTTCTGTTTTAATTTCTGGTTTAATTTTTTAATACCCTTTTTAAATTTCCTCTTGGCATTTGCAAGAGATGGGTCATTCGCTACATCAGTAAGGTAGCGAAGTTCTTCCATGTTTGACATGGGAATCCTCCTAAAAATAACGTGGATGTTCAAACTTTTCAGTCGAACTGGACGCATTGCTTTGTCCGACTTTATTTATACCACAAATATTGTAAGAAGTCAAACATGGACAAAAAAAGACCCTCCCGAAGGAGAGTCTTGTGTTGAAAAGAATATATTTCCTTTCTTCTTACATGAGGTTTTGAACCTTAACACGTCTGTAGTAAACGTTAGAGTTACGCTTAATAGAACCAGGATAGTCTGTTGTAGCACCTTGAGCAAATGGGTTTGCAACGATACCATAACGAGTCTTAAACCCGATTTTTGGTTGGAATGTATTCTCACCAACTGCACGAACCATCTGTAGTGGAACGTAAGGGCAATAGAATAAACCAGCGTCATAAGGTGAAGTACCCTTATAACCACAAACGTAGTACTGACCACCAGCAGCAGATCCATTGAATCCACCAGCATATGGGTCGATGTATACTTTGTACTTACCTTGAAGAGTTCCAGCAAAGGTGTTGCCAGTATCATCAACGTTAAGGTTAGCGTTAAGAGCAGGAGTGTAATCAAGTACACCAGCCATTGTTAGAGCAGAAGCAACGTCTGCAGAACAAAGGATCATGTTGCCCTTTCCTCTACGAGTTTGCTGTGCAATAGCGTTAGCGTCTCTTTCCATCTGGAAAATAAGACCCTTAAACTTCTCAACTGACCATCTACCATTTGAATCGGTATCGAGGTCGAATGTACCAGAAGAAGCAACGTTTGTCTGAGCACCAGGAACAGCAACGTTATAGATTGTTCTAATAACTTCCCTGTTGATTTCAGCAAGTATCTCTGTAGAGAGAATGTTTGCTAACTCAGCCTCGGCGTTTAGTCCGTGGATTGCTTTCAAGTCTTGAGCAAGCTCTAGTGAGTACTCTGCCTTTAAAGCACGTGACTTAGCAGTAACGGTGACTTTCTCGATTGAGAATGCCATCTCGTTGAAACCATTACCATCGGTACCAAGGGCCTCGGCAGTTGCCGTGGTCATACCTTCACCGACGTTGTAGGTATCAGAGTCACTAGCAAGTGCTGGATTGCTTCCATCTAGAAGTCCAGGATTGTTACCTTGCTGTAAAGTTGTACCAATACCAACACTAACACCATCAGAGTTAGCAACGTATCCGTCACCACCAGAAACGGTTGACTTGTCAGTACCAATACCAGAGAATGCGGAATCTACTTCGTTGTAGAATGTTTCGTCGCCAGTTTGATTGTTGTAGCGAGAACGCATTGCAAAGATAAGTCCAGTAGGACCATTCATTGGTTGAACACCAGCTAGGTCATATGCGACCAAGTTTGGCATTGCACGACGAATCAGGCTAATAAGCACTGGGTCGAAGTTTGAAATTGCAGAACCTGTAGAGTTTGTAGGTGCTGCTTCGTTAAGAAATTCTGACTCTTCTTTCAAAGTCTTTTCTTGGTTCTCCAGGAGAACTGCGGTTACCATTCGACGATGACTGTCTTTGATATCCCCCATACCATCATGGTCTAGGATAGGTGCCCACTTCTCCTGCAGTTGTTCAGCATTGAACATTTGCATTGGATTGTTTCCTCTTTAAAAAATTTAAGTTTGATCTATAATTTAAAAATCACTTTTTAGCGACTCTAGTCAGAGTTTGAAGGTAACTTTCCATCAAGCCAGACGGTGCTGCCTGAGGTACCTTAGTTCCTTCAGAGATTGTCTCTGAATGGTCTCTTGGAGTGCTAGGGTTTGAAGGAAAATATGATTCCCTTAAAGTAACTAGCTTCTCACGATAGATGTCTTCACTACCAAACTCAACATTTTCCGCAAGAGAAGCAAGTTTTTCCTTCTGTGAAAGTGCAAGACCTTCAGATATGTCTGCTAAAATAACGTCAGCAGAGGACTCAGCTAATCTTTTGTTTAGAGCAACGTTCTTATTGATTTGCTCGTTGAGTTTATTTTCCATCTCATCAAGTTTTTCTACCATACTATGGAGTACATCATATTTTTCTTCAGGGATAGTTACATAATGATCTTCAAAAAGACCCTTCATTCCATTTAAGAATGATTCGGTCATTTCTGTTTTAAGTCCATGCTCAACTGCAAGTTTGTTTTCTTCCAACCACTCTTGAGCAACGTATTCAAGATAAGCATCAGCTCTATCTTCAATCTCTTCTTTAATGGACGTAATTTGTTCTGTTAATGACTGCTCATACTCTTTTGCGAGTTCTTCTTTCAAATCAGAAATTCTAGATCTGATTGCAGCCTCAAAAATTGTCCGTGCCTTTTCTTGAAACTCTTCAGAAAGTTCTTCGCCAGCAATAAGAGCATTAATGTCTTCTTCAACATTAATTTCGGCAACAACTTCTTCTTCAGTAGTTTCTTCTTCAGCAACTACTTCCCCTTCGGTAGTAGGTTCTTCAGCAACGACTTCCTCTTCAGTAGCAGGTTCTTCAGATACTACCTGATCTTCAGGTTTCTCTTCTTCCTCCTTAACTCCTTTAGGTGCAGGATCTGGCTTACCAGCATTCTTGTTAACTACATCCCTAACTTGCTTTAGAGTTTTACCAGGAACTGCTAATTTAGCTGAATTGTCATCAGTCTTATAGTTCTCTGGAGTTGGGCCACCTAAGTCTTCTACCGCAGCTTGGCCAGGAGTAGCACTACCAGGAGTGTTCTCTTGTGGGCCTTTATGCATTGGTTCAGCAGCAGCAGCATTTTTGTTTACTACGTTTTCCATTTCTTGTAAATCGTTACCAACGGACATTTTTTTATATTAGATATTAATCTACATTTATTTATAGAACTTAAAGATTTGATAAAAAATCGTTAAAGAGATTTATCTTATGTTCTTCAAGTGCTTTTTGACCAACTAAAGTGTTAATCCTCTTTTTAGTCTCATCAACAAAGTGTTCACGAAGAATTCCTCCTTCCCAAATCCACTCCTTTCCTTCCATGATACCATTAACAAAAGCATCTGGAGCACTGGGATCTGCAACAATATCAGCAGCAGTTGCTAATTGGAAATCTTCCCCTACAACCTTAACTCCATCACGATCTTCTTTTAATGATCCAATACCACGAGAAGAAACTCCAAGTGTTACACCTTCTGATATAAGAGATTTTGCAATCTTACCCATTGGTGTTTCAAGTAGTTGTGCCTTACCAATAAAGTTATTTCCCTCCTGCTTAAGAGATACAATTTTATGTGATACACGATCAAGGTTTACAGTTGGGCCATCTGGATGACCAAGTTCACCAACAGCACGTCCTTTTTGAACAAAAGACTCATTATATCTACCAACTTCTCTTGCAAGAGTTGATACAGGATACATTCTCCCATTACGATTTTTGAGATCTCCTTGTAGGAAAACTCCCTCAATATACATCTTCTTTTTAGCACCTTTTCCTTCGGTGATAAACTTGACGCTTGAAATTTCTTCTGTGATGAGTTTCATTTTAGTTAACCTACAAATCCTACTTTAACACCTTTAACCTTATCACCACTAGCATAAACAACTTGTGTATATTCTTTTTCTATTATTACATCTCCATCTCCACCTTCAGCAACAAAGGGGGCCATGGTAAATGATCCAATACCAGAACCACCAGCAGTCTCAAGAACATAAATTATCCTATCTGCAGCAGATGTATTAACAAGTCTTACCCTTCTTGCTTCACTAAAACTAGTTGCAGTACCAGTAGTTGTTGGTACATTTATTTCACCAGCTAATACTTGAATTACTGACATTCTATTCCTCCTCTGATGTTTCTGGTTCTGGTGTACTTGTATCAAACATTGCAGTTGCTATATCTGCCTTTTGAG